AAAGTGATTTTATTTGTAGTACGGATTAACACGCTAGGCATTTGAGACCGATGCCGATATTACAGAAAACGGGTTACGTGAAAGCAAACTATTCCCCTAAGAGTGGGGAGGGCCGGTGCGACCTACCGAATACAGGGTTCCGAATAATGTAGTGTGTTAGGCGAAAGAAGGCAGAGACCAACCTGTTAATATATTAGGGCTTTTACATAAGGTCTATATGACAACTATTGTCTGAATAACAGCAGCAAGAGGTTCAAATGAAGCAGAAATTTATAGACCTAACGTTATCAACAGTCTTTTTATTATTCCTTATCGGTATTTATGGACTAGCATCATAAAATGATACAGTTCCTGTGACTTAAAGGAGTAAGAAATGAGTGATACAGAAACTATGATAAAGGTAATGTCTGCTTATGTAGATGGGGACATGATCGAATGGAAGCCCCGTGGTAAGAATCGCCCTTGGCAGGATATTATTGGTGGTTCACCTCGTTGGAATTGGGGCAAGAACGATTACAGGATCAAGCCAGAAGAGGCTGAGCATGTAAATATTGGCACAGACAAAAGGCTTTGGGCGCTGGAGCAACAAGTTAATAATTTGCAGTTGGCGCTACGAGAAGTCAGATTAAATCAAAATTCCAAATGGACAGGGACAATGCTAAAGAAGCCCGAAGAAGTAATGATTGAGACTTGGGTTTATAAGCAAACTGGCGGCGTTCGCTTTTGCATTAGCGGAAGTAGGGCATCAAAAGAATTAGAAGCAGACGCTAAAGATTTTTACTTATTGACGATTAAGTCCTCTAATGTTTGATCAATTCTGGACTATATATCCAAAGAAAACGGGTCGTTTGGCAGCAGAAAAGAAGTTCAATGCTCTAAAGCCAGAGGTTCAAAAAGAGATCCTGAATCACCTGGCTATTCGAGTAGAGGCAGATAAAGGCTGGAAAGATGGCTTCATACCACTACCTGTAACATTCTTGAATCAGGGTAGATGGATGGATGAATATGAGAAGATAGAGCGGTTCAGACCTAAGATGGACGCGGTTAAGGTTGAGATATGCCCTAACTGTAGAAGTCTAACCGCCTCTCAAATCCATCAAGACCAATGCGTTAAAGGGGCAGCACAAAACAGGATTTTACCTCCAGTGGTAGATAAGAAATACCGCTCAAATGAACAGAATCAGCGTTTTCATGCTATGTGCGGTGATATAACGACTCACTTGAAGGCTAAAGGCTCGAAAGTCTCTGCCTTGATGGTGAAGGCATTGGTTAAAAAGCATTTTGGCCCGAATGTCACGATTGAGGTGGGCGGAATAACTGAAGAAGTTGTTAAGCCTTCAAGTAAATACACACCAAAGGAAATGACTGATCTAATGGATGAAATAACCGCTTGGGCCGCTACTGATTTAGAGTTGGTATTAAGATGAGTCGAGGCAGATATACTGACACCAGGGCTTATTCATTCTTACCAGCTAGAGTTTTGATTATTGCTAAAGACGCAGCTAGAGCGGGGATTATTGCTAAGAAATTGGGACTACTGCAACGGCAATATATATGGGAGACTGCTGATAGACCATTTTCGAGCGGCATGAAGATACATGATCGAGAATACTTATGAATTCCCTAACGGGATGCTCCAGCAGGTTAGTCCCCTGCATTACCTCTCCCCTTCCCCAAGGGGTTGAGGTTTTTTTAACATAGGAGATAGTCATGGATGATATGCGAAGGATCAACAAAGACGGTGTATTTCAGAAAACAGAAATGGATAGAAACCGCATTGCCAGTGATGTAGAAGCATTTTTGGCAAAAGGTGGCTCTATAGAAGTAATCGAGCAAGGCGGAACATCTACTGTAGACCATGTAACAAGCCAGTACATTTCATATGGTAAGCGTGGCGCAAAAGCATCGGGGAGGAATAAAAGTGGACGTTATTCATAGCCCACCACCTAATAACCTGGTTGAAACAGTCGATGGATATGTCCCTAAGTGTAAAGATTGGGTCAATCTATCAGATGGTGGGGCTTTGACTGACGAGCAGATAACTAGAAGAATCGAATATTCAGAAAGGAATAAGAAGTGACTAATCCATATTTTATAGACGAGCCAGCAGCAATCAGTTTCTCCGGCGGTAGGACATCGGCTTATATGCTTTACAAAATACTCGAAGCGCATGGCGGAAAGCTGCCTGACCACATCAAATGTTTGTTCAGTAACACTGGTAAGGAGCTTCCAGAAACCTTGGATTTCGTGCAGGCGTGTTCTGACAATTGGGGTGTTGAAATTGTTTGGCTTGAATTGGAAAGCATCCGGCGATTGACGGGCGGCAAGGTTAATAATGATATGGCGATCAGGGCTGACGAGTACGAAAGAAAATACAAGTTGGTTGATTACAACACAGCAAGCCGTGATGGACTGCCTTTCACCAGATTACTCATGGGCCTGCCTCAAATTCCTAATGCTGTACAGAGAACTTGTACTGTAAATCTAAAGATCAGAGCGATGAAATGGTATCTGGAGTCCATCGGGTATGAGTCGCCGTGGGTTCAGTTTATTGGCATTCGTGCTGATGAGGAACGCAGGGCCAGAAAACTCCACGGCAAGATTAGCGAAGGACACGAGGCGGTTTGCCCGCTATGGGTCGATGGGATCACAAAGGAAGATGTTGGTGATTTCTGGCGGAAGCAAAATTTCGATTTGAAACTTCCAAACAACAATGGAACTACGGATTGGGGCAACTGTGATTTATGCCATCTTAAATCTAGGTCGAAAAGGCTCTCAATAATTCGAGAAAGACCAGACCTTGCAGACTGGTGGATACAAGCCGAGGGATTTAAAGGCCAGAGATTCCGCCCCGACGAGCCAAGTTACGAACAGATGAAATTAATAGCGATAGATCAGGGTAACTTGTTCGAGTTTGACGATGAATCTATCCCATGTTTTTGTGGGGACTAGATGAGAGGCAGAAAAGGCCCGAGGGATATAAACTCTAAAACTATCCCGCAATTACAAAATACTTTATGGCCGATATTCGCGCTATACATCAAAAAGAACCATTCGGTTGATGGTGTTCATTGTAAATGCTTCACCTGCGACAAGGCTCTAAAGATTGGGGATCGCGACTGCCAAGCGGGACACTGGATACCTAGAACCTATAGCCCTGTAAAGTATGAAGAAGATAATCTTAGGCCCCAATGTAGCCAATGCAATGAATTCTGGCATGGTAGGCCGGTAGAATTTGAGCGCAGGTTAAGATTAGAGATTGGGGATGAAAGGGTAGGCGAATTAAAAACACTGGCTACCCAATCGTGGAAATGGGATAGAAGTTGGCTAAAAGATCAAATAGCGTACTATAAAGAGCAGTTAAAGGATTATGAATGATGTGGAAAAACTTTACCCGTGAAGAATTTGCCTGTAAACACTGCGGCGCTAATGAAATTCAAGACATAACGATTGATATGGCGCAAGAGGTTAGGGATAAAGTCGGGTTTGCGTTACCCATATCGAGCGGGTATAGGTGTCCAGATCATCCAATCGAGAAAAGAAAGGCTAAACCTGGTACTCATTTTATTATGCAATACCTAGATAAAAAAGGGGCTTAAAGCCCCTATCTAACGCTACCGCTTGATTCCCGTAGATGCTTGCAAAATTCGTTCACTTGCTCGATTGCCCATGTTGGAACGGTAACCCTGATCCGCACGATCCCGTTTTTCTCGCGTTGCCTAACCCTAAACTCGCGTTGATGCCTCGCGTTTTGTTCTGCCCTCGTTTCCTTTTTCATTCATTCACCCTTTTCTATATCATTGAGTATTTTTGCCCAAATTAACAAAACAGCATCATACCCCTCCAACAAAGCTTGGTGCTGCAAGCCAAACCAAGAATTAGGATCTTCTAACAATTCAAGGCTTTGTTTTAGTCGAAGAATACTTTTTTCTGTTTCTTGCTTGTTGATTGTCGCGCTAGATTTATACATTACGCGGCACCTATATTCGTTTGAGATAATGCCGCTTTACATTCTTCGACTTGCTGCATGTAAGAGGCATACTTCCCGACTTCAGGAATATCCGCGTATGAGTACCACCATTTACCGTCCGGCTGTTTCGTGGCACTGCCCAGGACACCATGAGCATTAATCAACCCTACTTTCTCTTTTCTCATATTCATTATGGTTACTGATTTTTTATTACGCTTGGCATACCCTGAGCACGTACCTCCACTCTCAAAGAGACTATCGACGAACTCGCTATCAGATTCTGCAAACTTATTGCCATTTAAAATAATCATTTATTACCCCTTAAACAGTTAATTAGTTGGTCTCGCGTGTATCGTTTGCCGTGATATAGGTAGGTCATTTGTTCAACTCCTTTCCTGTTTCAATGCCTGAAATAAAGTGTTTTACAGCGTGGTAGCACTCTTTTTTTGTGCCATATTCCATAGATATTGGATCACCTTGTGCAGTACAGCCAACATCCCGCGACATTCTAGACAACTTCACGCCTCCATAGGCCCAGTCGAGTAGGTAGCATCCTGCATTCGGTTGATAACGGCCGTCTACCATTGAATAGGGGACTACCGGCATCCCAGTGATTTGGTTGAGCAAAGTAACGCGGTTTTCTAGGTCTGATTTTGATACTTTCATTTTATATTCCTTTAAACAGTGAATGTGTATCTATATTAGCACCCTTATCCCATAAGGCAAGCTAAGAAGCCCATATATGGCGCTCTCCTTAGACCGTGTGATTATGTTAAAGTCCTGTTATCAGTGGTTTAGGTTATATGGGTGTAATAACTGCTGAATTTGCCTCTATTACTCGACGATTTGGAATATATCACCATGTATATCTCAGTGGATAACCTTGTATAACTCGATGGAATATGAATGAGCTTCTTCATAACCAGGTGGAATAAGCTATACCGTTATGATCTAAACAGTAGGTTAGTAAGGGCTAGGGGGGTGGGTGAAGGAGGAAGGGGGGGTGGTGTTGTGGGGTAGGGAAGCAATTCCTCGTAAATCGTTTTTGAAACCAATTCACCGTAACCCATTCTCAAACCAAAAAAACAGATCCTGAGATCACTTCGTTTGAATACATTTCTTGTGGCCGTAGTAACCCTTTTACTTCGAACAGTAAAATTAGGTTTCTATGGCGGTTACCTGGATAGGTTGCTGACTTATCCGAATAGCTAGTCTCTGATATGCCCTGTTTCCTCAGTCATATCCGCTCTGTCAAGTAGGGTCAACTTCGTCTCTGTGTTTAGTTTATTCACAGCCTTGAGCGAGTCAGCAAGGTTATTCTACCTAATGACCTTCCTGATCAACAATTCGTTACAAGAATACTTTGCATAACTTTTGGTTATAGATATGATGTAAGTGTCCACTAACCACGGGGGATGATATGAAGGTTATGTATGCAGGTAAATTACACAAAGCAGAAGTGATTTTTAAGGATTCAAAGCCTTACTTGATCTTGGGTGAAATAAACGTGATCATTCCTCTTTTGGAGTGTGCTGTTGAGACTAGATTATCCTGTCAACTGGAAGCCGCGTGATTATCAGCAAGGTGTTTGGGACTATCTAGGCAATGGTGGTCGTCATGCTGAACTTATCTGGCATCGTCGTGCAGGTAAGGATGATATAGCCCTTCGTCATGCTGGCTGTGAAATGCTCACAACCCCTGCTAACTATTGGCATATGCTGCCTAAGTCTAACCAGGTGCGTAAAGCCATTTGGGAAGCGGTTAATCCTCATACGGGTATTCGACGGATTAAAGAAGCCTTCCCGCCTGAGTTATTCAACTACCGTGAAACCGATATGGTCGTGTCGTGTAAGAAGAACTCTTCTACATGGCAATGTCTTGGTTCTGATAACTATGAAGGCGCTGTAGGATCGACACCCAAGGGAATTGTCTATTCTGAGTGGGCATTGGCTAACCCTGCTGCTCGCGGTTATTTGCGACCGATTATTGCTGAAAACAATGGCTGGCAAATCTTTGTTGGCACACCTCGGGGTAAGAATCATGCCTACCAAACTTTCAAAGCATCACAAAAGCGCAAAGCCGCCTACTCGGAAATCCTCACGATCCACGACACCGGAGTGCTCAGCCCGTCACAGCTTATTGAAGAACTTGAAGAATACATCTCGACCTATGGTGAGGACTACGGACTAGCCCTTTATGAGCAGGAGTATGAATGTTCATTCGATTCGGCTATTTTAGGTGCTTTCTACGCCTTAGAATTCAACAAGATTGATAAACAGGAGCGTGTCCGTGATACAAAATGGAATCCCGATTACCCTGTTCATGTTGTCATGGATATTGGTCGTCGTGACGATACTGCGATGTGGTTCTTCCAAGCATATGGGGGACAACTATATATTTTGGAGTATTTCGCTGCTTCTGGTCGCGACCCTTCTTTTTATATGGGGGTCGTGGCTGGCCGTGGGTGTAACGTAGACATTATCGACGGTCACTGTAAGGTTTCATGGGGTGATACGAACGATTTTGCTGAACACTCGCTTTGGGACATAGCTTCTATCTGGATGCCACATGATGCCAGGGCGAAGAAGTTTGATACTCTAAAGACGGGTGAAGAACAGTTTGCGGCGGGCTTTGGATGGGGTAAAGTCCATATTGTCTCGAATATCTCAATTCAGGACGGTATTAATGCGGGGCGTATGGCACTAAACTACGCTCAGTTTGATGAAGACAAGACGCACGATGGCTTAGAAGCTCTTAGGTCTTATCATCGTGAGTGGGATGATTCAAAGAAGATATTTAAGCAGACAGCAGAGCATGATTGGTCTAGCCACGGTGCTGATGCTTGGCGATATTTGGGGGTAGTTTGGAGTCAGGATCGTCTTCCTGCTGAAAAAGCACCCATGAAGACCAACTTAGACCGATCATTTAACAACTTGGTCGAGTCAAACAAGAAGCGGAGGCTAGGCAATGAGTAGGGAGTGGAAGTACGCGGTTGTAGATTTATCGACCAACTCAACAACGGTGAGTGATGTGCCTTGCATAGTTAAAGGGTTCTACGTGAATACCACTATGTCTGCCCATGAATGCCTGATTAAAGATGATACAACGCCCGTTATTAGAATCCCTGCGTCTACTGCTGCTGCTGCTGCCAGTGATTTTGACCAACTGAGGTTTGAAACTAGCCTTGTGGTCGACCCTGACGACTCTGCCACTGGTGAACTGCTGATTATGTTTGATCAGATGGAACAGATATGAGTATTACTTCAGGCGATACCCAGGAGAATTATGGACATTATTGAGACTATCACGCATCCGATTAGAGCAATTGTTCACCTTAAAGAAGATGAGGATCGAGCGGTTGCGACATTGACTAGATTGCCTTTATTTCAGGTAGTGTTGCCTTCTGACCCACAGTTTTACTCTCCAACAGGCGATTATATCCGTCTGAATTTTGAGAATGACTCGATGGGCAACCCTATGAACGAGCTTCATGGGTGGTTTAAGGTAGAATCTATTATTATTGACGAAGTTCTTGAAGAATACGTCGAACAAGAGTGGGTAGAAACTGCAAATGGATGAGAATGAAGACAAGCCCCTAGACGGGCCGCAACAGGCGAAGAAATGGGCCAAAGAGATCGACTTATCGAAAAAACGCGATGAGGACTACCTGAAAGAAGGTAAAACGATCAATAAGCGGTATAGAAATGAGGCGAAAGCTGCCGATAGAGGCAGTAATTCTCAAGGTGGGGCTTCTCAACAGTTCAATATCCTATGGGCTAATACTGAAACCATCTGCCCTGCTCTATACGCACAAAGCCCTAGACCCGATATTCGTCGCAGGAATGGCAGTCAAGAAGCTGCATCACTCACGGCCGCAGAGATTTTAGAACGAGCGTCCACTTATACCTTTGAAATGGCCGATTTTGACAACTATATGCTGTCATCTGTTAAGGATATGCAGTTGCCAGGTCGAGGTTCTTTAAGGCTTCACTATGAGGCCAAGTTTGAGCAAGTAGAAGACGAAGAAGGTGAAATGGTTGATGGGGAGGTAACTTCCGAAGAAGTCTATTACTCTAGTATTGATTGGGATTGCCTGTTGCTTGGCCCTGCCGAACGATGGGAAGACCTACCTTGGCTGGCTATTAAGCACAAATTCGACAAAGAGGCGGTTAAGAAGCAATTTCCAGACTTTGCTGACAAGGTAAACTACTCAGAGACTCAAAAGGGCGAGAATCAGGACGATGATGAGAATGCACGTGTTGAGCCTGAAGCGGTATTTTGGGAGATTCTGGACAAAGATACTCGTCAAGTTCTCTGGTACGCGGAAGATTATAGAGACTCATTAGTTAAGGTCGTTGACGATCCTTGGGGATTTAAAGACTTTTGGCCGCTACCAAAGCCGCTTTATGCGTTTGCTTCGACAACCTCAATGGTGCCGGTGGCAGAGTTTCTTCAATATGACGTTCTTGCCGATCAACTAGAGGATATTACTGTTCGTATGGGCCGTATTATCAGGGCTATACGGGTGCGAGGTATTTACGACTCCACTATGTCTGAGCTAGGAAAGCTCTTTGATGGTGGTGATAATCAGATGATACCTGCTGAAAACCTCTCAAGACTGATTGATAACGGCGGTTTAGAGAAATCGATATGGATGTTCCCCAATAACGACTTGGTGAACGTGCTTCAACAACTTTGGCAATCGCGCCAGCAGTTAATTCAGCAAATTTACGAGATTACCGGCATTTCAGACATTCTACGGGGCCAATCTAACCCTAACGAGACTTTGGGCGCTCAACAGATAAAGGCCAACTTTGGCTCTCAGAGATTGTCATCAAAGCAAAAGGAAGTGCAGAAATACGCTCGGGATACGTTGAGAATGACTTGCGAGCTAATTGCAGAGAAGTTCTCGATTGAAACTCTGAAAGGCATGACTTCAGTTGAATTAATGACTGAAGAAGAAAAGATGATGCAGATCCAGCAGTTTCAGATGCAGCAACAACAACAGATGCAAGCCGCACAACAGCAACCACCTCAACCTGGTCAACAACCTCCGCAACCACAACAGCCACCTGAAGAACTGGTTAACGCTGTTACGTGGGAGAAAGTTAAGCAGTTGATGGAGAATGAGCTACTTCGCAATTATCTGATCGACATTGAGACTGATTCAACGATTGAAGCTGATCAATCTGCTGACCAACAAGCCCTATCGTCTATGCTTCAGGGTATTTCGCAGTTTGGAGCCAATGTAGGCCCATTACTGGAATCGGGTATTTTGTCCAAAGATGCGGCAAAACAACTATTAGTCTCCATGCTCAGGCGCTTTAAGTTAGGCCGTGAGGTAGAAGAAGCTATTGATCAGCCTATTGAAGAAACTCCTGATGAAGATGCAGGGGCGAAACAGGCCGAACAGCAAGCTCAACAGATGGAAATTCAGAAATCTCAGGCTGAAATGCAGTCTAGGATGCAGGAACTTGAAATGAAGGGTCAGCAACAGCAGCAGCACATGCAGTCTGAAATGCAAAAAATGCAGATGCAGGGGCAGCAAGACCAGATGGCTCATCAGGCTAAGATTAAAGAAATCGAGATGAAAATGGTTCAGGATCGTGAAAAGCACCAGTTTGAGATGCGATCTTTAGCGGTTAAGGAGAATCAAGTTGGCAAGTAAGCGTAATGAGAAGTTTCTATTAACCCGCTTGAAGTCTATGTATGGCGAGGACTTTGACCCGATCATTCAGATTGCCGAGAACGCTGCTCGACTACAAGCGGCGATAATGAAGCGTATTGAAGATGGTGCTGCTGATTCCGACTTATCTGCCTTGATCGAAGCTAACAAGGAATGGGAGCGTATGGCTCAGTTCACGCATCCTAAACTCAAGTCTGTTGAGCATACGGCTGAAGACGGGTTCTTTGAGGTACATATTCATAAAGGCGGTGATAAATGAGCAAGGGTTCAGGGCGCAGGCCAAGGGCAATCTCTCTAGCTGATGAAGCATCTAAATGGGAGGCTGCATTCGGTAAACGGGGTGAGAACGAAGACCTAGACTCTGAAACCCAAGCAGTTCGGTACAAACAAGACCCCAAGAGCGGGAAGTTAGTGCCTGACTTTATGTGGGCGCAGTACGATATGTTGCCCCGAGAAACGGTCAAAACAGCCTTTATACAGCGCGATACCACTGTTGAATACGTTTCTGACGTTACCGGCAAGCTAGTCTCTGGTAGACGCGCTCACAGGTATGATCTTCACTCCACTGGCTCAAGAGTCTATGAAGGTCGTAAGACTGAACAGCAAGAAGCAGACAATTACAAAGCCCACGAAGAAAAGAAGCTAATGGAGGCAATCGACAAATCTTTACCCGAGACATTAAATGATATTAAATACGGCAATAATCCACCATCAGAACAAGATAAAAACGGCGATGCCAAAATATCTTGGACGTTCTAACAGCGGAGTACACCTATGCCAGAACAAAGTCTCGACGAATCAATGGAAGAAACCCTAGCCGACATTAAAGGTCGTGCTGAAGAAGAAGTCGAAGAAGAAATCGTTGGTGAAGTCGTAGATGAGCCTGTTGCTGAGGTAGAAGCTCCTGTTGAAGAACCTGTATCAGAAACTCCTGTCGAGGAAGTTGAAGAAGAACCTGTATTTGAAGATCCCTCCATTGCCAATCCTCCTTCAACCTGGCGTGCGGCCGCAAAATCCAAATGGGGCGCTCTCGATCCCGAAGTCAGGGCTGAGATTAGAAAACGTGAATTAGACGTATCTAACGGGTTTTCTCAATATAAGCAGAAAGTAGACGAATTCAACGAGATTGAGGCTGTTACCAAGCCTTATGAGCAGATGATTAGGGGCGAGAATAGCTCGACGAAAGAGGTTGTAGGCGCTATGCTGCAATCTGCATACATCGTCAGGCATGGTCAGCCTAGCCAAAAAGTACAGATGGTGGCTAGATTAGCCAATGACTATGGCTTTATTAATGATCTTCGGGCATATTTGACTCAAGGAGCGATTCCGCAGCAACAACAGCCGCAAGGTATGAGTGCTGATGAGGTAAGAACTTTACTTCAACAGGATCGACAGGAAAGCGAACAGAAGCGTCAGGATTACGAAGTTACCCAACAGGTAAGTAGTTTTCAGAACGCTCAAAACGAAGACGGGACGTTAGTTCATCCCTACTTTGAGAACGTGCGGCCCTTGATGGCTGCAATGATTGAAGCTAATCCAAGTCTAGGTTTGGAGGACGCTTACAATAACGCATTATGGGCTAGTGATGAGACTCGACCGTTTGTAGAACAACAAACCTCGTCCCAATCGCAAGCTAAGGCGCATACGGAGAAAGCGAAGAAGGCTTCACAAGCCAATATTCGTAAAAAATCTTCTCATGCTGCCGAACAGCCAGAACCCACAGGAAGCGTTGAAGATACAATGGCTGAGACTATGAGAAAAATTAAGTCTCGAAACAATTAAATGATCTTGTGAGGTATTTATGACTTCCCCAAATAGTACGTTTTCGGAGCTAGTCACCACTACGTTCCGTAAGCACCAAGGCAGTTTTGCCGATAACGTGAGCAACAACAATGCTCTGTTAGGCAGAATGAAGACGAAGGGCCGAACTGAGAAAGTTGATGGCGGTCTTTCAATCGTTGAAGAACTGGACTATGCCGAGAATGGCACGTACCAGCGTTATTCAGGTTATGACTCTCTGGATATTTCTGCATCTGATGTTCTTTCTGCTGCTGAATACAACTGGAAGCAATCTGCGGTCCATATCACGGCTTCTGGTCGAGAACTGCGAATTAACTCTGGTGATTCTCAAATTACCAACCTGGCTAAGTCTCGTTTAAAGAACGCCATGCGAACCTACGCAAACAGCATGTCTACAGATATTTATTCTGATGGATCTGCTTCAAATCAGATTAACGGGCTTCAGTCCATTATCCCTGATACTGCTGGTGGCACGCTTGGTGGCATTGATGGCGATACTTACACGTTCTGGCAAGCTGTAGTTCAGTCTGCTGCTGCACCGATTTCTGGTAGCGCAATTACTCTTTCTACAACAACCTTTGAACAGCCATTCTTGCAACAACTTTGGCTCCAACTGGTTCGCGGCGTGGACAAGCCTGATTTGCTTGTTATGTCTAACGACTACTACACCTTCTTTGAAGGCTCTCAGGTGTCTCTAAAGCGTTACACTTCCGATACTGACCGATCTGCGGATTCTGCCAGTGCTGGTTTTGTTTCACTGAAGTATAAGACTGCTGACGTAGTATTTGACGGTGGTTCCGGTATTTCTTCTGCTCATGGTTATGCCTTGAACACAGATTACCTCAAGCTCGTTTGTCACACTGATGCCAACATGACTGAAGTTGATGAGCAACGAGCAATCAATCAGGACGCGGTTGTTATCCCAATTATTTGGATGGGTAACATGTGTTGTTCTAACCGTTCACTTCAAGGCGTGCTGAAAGCATAAGGAGATAGTTATGAGTGGATTAATTGGTGTACAACTGACTAGCGTTGATTCCACGGCTCAGTTCGCTGAAGGTCTTATTGATCAGCACTATGACGGTAAAGTTTACAAGTACGTGAAAGTTCGTAATGAGACTGCAACTGTTGCCGGTGAAGCTGGTGACGTTGTTGGGTATCTAGGATCTCCTAGTGCTACCGAGAGCAACACTGTTGTAACTGACAATACTGATGCGGCTACTAAGCCTGTTGGTGCTGGCGTGTTACTCGCTGATGTTGCTGGTGTTCTAGCGACCTCTTACTTCTGTTGGGTGCAGATTCGCGGCCCATTTACAGCAAATCAGGATCTAGCGGATACGCCTGCTGATGGTGATGCGCTGTTCTTGTCTACCACGGATATGACTCTAACTCTCGCTACTGCTGCTGATGATCCTGTCTGCGCTTATGCGATTGATGACTCTACTGATAAATGTATGGCTGCTTTTGCCTTCTAATATCAGTTAGGAAAATATGGCTCCTTGGATGATGGTCTGAGGGGCTATTTTTTCGCCCCATGAAAGTATAAAGTGACTTTTTATTACACACTAATAGGAACCATTCTATGAGCATGATGGACACACCTCAGATCGACGCTACAACAGCAGAGCAGATTGCGCGTAATGGCGGTAAAGGGCTTCAAGAGGACGATCCACCCCTATTGAGGTTTGTTGAGGATACAGTTGTTGATACAAATGCGACTGAAAAGCAGGGTAGAACGGTCTATTTGCCTCAAGTGAAGGTGTTTATCCGCGCTATTGGCGATACCAAGTGCGAAACGCCTGATATTGTTGAAGGCTGGCGGGTAGAAGAAAAGCTCATTGAGAAGACCCGTAAGAAGAAAGTCTACCGAACACGCGAAGTTGAAGGTCAGGTTCGTGAGATTGAGGAAGAAATTGACGAACGTTATGAGGAGTCATACTTCTTCAACGTCCCGTATACGCCCTGGTTCGATAAGATCAAAGAGCGTCTGCATCACGGTCATATCTCTCAACGTTATTCTGATGCTTGCCACGCGGCTTACACTCGCTGGAAAGAGAAGCATTCTGACCCTATCGACGGTACTCCGGTCATTAGTTGGAACATGGTAAACATGGCTCAACAGAAGAATATGGTTGATTTGGGCGTTGTCTCGATTGAGTTAGCGGCTGAAATGAACGAAGAAACAATGGATGCTCTAGGCATGGGCGCTCGTGAGATTAAGAAGAAAGCGATCAATTATCTCAAGTCTTCTACTCAGGAAAATGCTGAAGTTGTCGCTCTTAGGGCTGAAAACGCTCTATTGAGAGAGGAAGGCGAGTCTAAAATGTCTGCTGTCGAGCAAAAACTTGCTGATTTGCAAGAAAGAGCCGAAAATACCCCCAAGAAACGCGGCAGACCACCTAAAGGGATAGAAGGTAATGGCACTACTGGGAATGATTCAGAAGGTAACGGCTAGGATAGGTATATCAACGCCTACGAACGTCATAGGCAATAGTGATTCGCAAGTCGCTCAACTTCTGGCGCTGGCACAAGAGGAAGGTGAAGATTTAAGGGCTAGGTTTCAGTGGTCGGCCCTTGTTAGAAATAACACCTTCACCATTACTTTGGCTGCGTCCCAAGGCGCTCTAAACGGTACGGTTATCTCCGACGGGGATTATGACTACATCACTGATCAAACGATGTGGAACCGTACCACTAGCCTGCCTATCATTGGCCCGCTAAATTCAAGATCATATCAAACACTTCAAGCATTCCCTGTTACCGGCCCATATCAACAATGGATGCTGCGCGGCAAGAATCTCATTCTCGATCCTGTCCCAACATCTGCCGATACAGCGGCTTTTGGCTACTATTCAACCAGTTTTTGCGAATCCTCCGGTGGTACTGCTCAACAAGCGTGGGCTGCTGATACGGATGAAGGTCTTTTAAATGAATCTCTAATGACTTTGGGTATTCGCTGGAGATGGTTGAAAGCCAAAGGTCTTGAGTATGCAGAGGACTTTGCGACTTATGAGCGTAGAGTGACTGATGCTATGGCTCGGGATGGTGGTAATGAGACATTGAGCCTTGAGTCTAGGGATAGAGATTATCGTCAAGCGGGCATTATTGTTCCAATTACAGGTTATGGCTCGTGAGACAGCCTGCATTTAGGAAGAAAGGTCGAGGTAGACAGGTTTCGACAGCAGCTTCCCTTCCTGCTCCTACGGGTGGTTGGAATACGCGGGATAACCTGGCAGATATGAACGAATTATATGCTGCTTCGACTGATAATTGGTTTGGTGAAACAACGGATATTCGGGTTCGCAGAGGATTTGCAGACCATGTGACGGGTGCTGGTGCGGCAATTGAAACGCTAATGCCTTATAACTCGCAGGATAGTACCCAAACACTCTTTGCTGCTGCGGGTGATTCGTTTTATGACGTTACTTCAGCGGGCGCTATAGGATCGGCGGTTCAGGGCAGTCTTTCTAACGCTCGATGGCAGTACGATAATTTCACAAACTCTGCTGGAACCTCCTATTTAACGTGTTTTAACGGTGCTGACTCACCTAGATACTGGAATGGTTCCACGTGGACAACTATTACAGGTGGTTCTTCCCCTGCTATTACGGGCGTGACGACGACTGATATTGTCAATTCCTTTGTATTTAAGCGTCGAATGTACCTGATTCTGAATAACTCGCTTTCGCTCTATTACCTCCCTGTTGACTCAGTTGGTGGTGCTACAAACAGAACCCGACTTGACGGTTACTTTGATCGTGGCGGGTATATTGTCGCTGGCGGTAGTTGGACGCTCGACGGTGGTGACGGTATAGACGATAAATTGGTCGTTATATCCTCTGAGGGGCAGATTGCGGTGTTTAGGGGGACTAATCCATCATCTTCATCCTCATGGGCCTTAGAGGGCGTGTGGAACGTTGGAGAGCCTATTGGACGCAGATGTTTAATCAAGAAAGGAGGTGATCTACTTATTCTGACGGTGGCAGGGCTATTTCCTCTATCTAGGGCGTTAATTTCATCCAATGATGAGAAGGCTGTAGATGAGAGCGTTTCTCTGACCTACAACATTGAACAGTCGATGAGGACTTCGGCAGAGCAATATAAGGCCAATTATGGCTGGTCTATGTCCTACTTCCCTGGTGGCAATCAGTTATTTTTGAACGTTCCTGTAGTCGAAGGCTCTGAACAGCAACAGTACGTAATGAATACTACGACTTCATCATGGTGGCGTTTCACTGGCGTAGAAGCTAACTGTTGGGCGGTCTTTAACGAGGATCTGTACTTTGGTGGCGCGACGACTGTCGGTAAGTTTGGTGCTGTTTTCGCTGATAATGGCGAGGATATTAGGACTAATATGAAGCAGGCGTTCTCATATCTTGGTCAGAGAGGGCGTTTAAAGCAACTTAAAGCGATGCGGCCGAACTTCTTGGCTAATGGTGTTCCGAGTGTTTCAGTGGCGTTTGCTATTGATTTCGGTGAGCAATCACCTGATACCTCTTTGAGCTTTACTCCACAATCTTCTGGTACTTGGGACTCATCCTCATGGGATGGCGGGATATGGGGCGGCGATGTTAGTGCCTTCAATGATTGGCAGACAGTTGGTGCCGTAGGTACTGCACTTAGTTTGAGGATGATCAGCCTTACAAACGGCCTAGATTGCAGATACACTTCAAGCGATATATTATACGAGAATGGCGGGGTCATTGGATAAGTACCAATTTGTAGCCACGACCGAAGAATATGCTGAACTTGCAGGCATACCTTTTGACCCTAAAGGTTGTTGTGGAGTTACGGCGATAAAGGACGGTAAAGTGTCCGGTGTTTGTGTTTTAGACAATTGGACTGAGAATGCGTGTGAAATACACATGAAAGTACCGGATAAGTGGGCTTTCAAGCATGGTTATTTAGAGGAAATTTTTAACTTTATATTTTGCGAGGCTGACCGAGGACTTGTTATTGCAACTCCAAAGTCAGACAACAACCAACTCAAACGATTCGTTACTGATCTTGGATTTAAACGTGTTGGTGTTATTCCGAATGGTTATAAAGTAGGCGTTGATGTTGAAATCAACATTTTACTAAAAGAAAACTGTAGGTATATCACTAATGGGATTTCTCGGAACAGGCGACAGCGCACCGCCACCACCTGATTATGCGGCTCAAGCAAGAGCGCAGGGTGAAGCGAATAAAGATGCAGCCTATCAGACGACTGTATTAAGCAACCCTAACATCTATACGCCAACAGGCTCCCAAACAACCACTTGGGGGCCGGCTAATCAGGGGCAACCAGGTTCAACTTCGACTCCTTGGCAAAACCAGCCTTTAGCGGGCGGTCTTTACTCGCCTACTGGTGGTGGCCCTGGTGATTGGCAGCAGAACGATGCAACTGCCTCCACTCAAGGCTCAGGGCCTCAAGGTGGCGCTCAGACTACTCAGAATTCTGGATTTAATAATACGGGCAATGCTAATCAAAACCCACAGTCAGGACTAGACCCCTTACAGGGAGCGCAATGGAATCCTGCTACTGGGACATTGCAAAATCCAGACGGAACTACATTTGACCCAACTCAGGCATATAATTCTGCTGCTGGCGGGAACGGAATACCTCCTGCACTTGCAGGAATACCCCAAGCAACGGTTAATCAGCATCTATCGCCTACTGAACAGGCCAAGATGGATAAGAATGACCTTCTGCAACTCTCATTACTGGATACCGCCCAAGGTGGTCTAGGTCGTGTGAATAACATGATGGATACGCCATTTGATATGAGCAATATCACAGAAATTTCCGATATTGATACTGGAAACGGCTTTAATGCTCAGAGATATTTGGCTGAAAACCCCGATGTTGCTGCTGCTGGCGTTGATCCTTACCAACATTACCAACAATACGGCAAAACTGAGGGTCGGGGCGGTGCTGGAATCCCTACTCTGAACTCCAACGGCTTGCAGGAAATGTCAGGTGTTGATATTGGTCAGTTATCCCCGCAGGGCAATATTGATACTTCTGGATTGACCGAGCTACAGGGTATTGATACTTCTGGATACGGGCAATACGGGAACATTGATACGAGTCAATTAGCCGATCAGGGCAATATTGATACTTCTGGATTGACCGAGCTACAGGGTATTGATACTTCTGGATACGGGCAATACGGGAACATTGATACGAGTCAATTAGCCGATCAGGGCAATATTGATACTTCTGGAATGAATCAAGGTGGCTCGCTGAATACTGATGGGACTAGAAATTATGAGTCTCTAAACCGAAATGGACAGCCTAATATAAACGGATTGTCTCAGGAGGGTAGCGTTCAAGGTCTTGATAGAAATGGGATGCAGAATGTCCGTGGATTGGATCAAAACGGGCTTCCTCAGCAGTCTGGAATCAACCGCAATGAACTCAGTGCTAACGGTGAGTTGAATTCAAACGCTCGGTCTTATATGGATCAGCGAGAAACAACCGGAACAGTCGGTGGTAATGATCGTGTTTATGACTCTCTAGTTCAGCGTAGACAAGGCCAGTTCGATCAACAGCGTGAGCAGGCCGAATCAGACCTTATTTCAAGAGGATTTGTGCCAGGTAGCGAAGGTTATCGTGAGCGAATGCGCGAGATCGACCAAGAAATGAACGATTATAAGTTGGCTGCAATGGCTCAAGCGGGTCAGGAACAGCAAAGATTGTTCAATATGGAAAGTGGAATGCGTGATCAAGATTTTGGTCAAGCGCAGGCATCGGCTCAGTTTGCTCAACAATTGAGAGCGCAGGGCATGGATGAACAGCAGGTTCAGGCTCAAGTTAATGATATGAACCGTAGTCAGCAGTTTTCTGAACGTCAGGATATGTCGAACTTTGATATGAGGCGTCAGGATCAGCAGTTTGGTCAGAAACAGGCTGTATCGCAATTCTCTCAGAACCAGAATCAGCAGGATTTCAATCAGCGTCAGAATGTCTCGAACTTTGATTTGCAGAGTAACCAGCAGGATTTCGCTCAGAGACAGGCAGTTTCTAATGATGCTCAATCTCAAAGGGCGCAGCAAATGGCCGAAAGAGGGCAAATTGCCAACTTTAATGAAGGCCAGCGTGTTCGTGAATTTGGTGAGCAAGAGTCTTTGGCCCAGTTTCAACAGCAATTACGCGCTCAAGGTCTTAATGAGCAACAGATTCAGGCTGAAATGCAGAATAAACAGCGTTCTATGCAGTTATCTGAAGATCAGTCTATGGCTGACAACGCGGTCAGAAACCGTACCCAACAGTTCAACGAGCAAGAGCGTATGGCTCAGTTTGCTCAAGGTCTACGAGCGCAGGGGCTTAGTGAGCAACAGATTCAAGCTCAAGTTAATAACGCAATGCGTAGCCAGCAGTTTGGCGAACGTGCTGCAACTGCTGGATTCGATCAATCTGAAGCTCAGAGACAGTTTTCTAACAGTGCTGCTCAGAATCAAGCGACTGCTCAACAGCGTCAGCAAGAGATTCAGGAGCAGGCTTACCTTAGAAGTCTGCCATTGAACGAGATAAACGCCCTTAGAAGTGGCTCACAGGCTTCATTACCTCAGTTTCAACAGTATACAGGCGCTAACGTAGCTCCTCCTCCACTGTTTGATGCTGCTGTAGCCCAAGGTAACTTTGACCAAGCCTCTTACGCTAACTCCCCTGACGTATTGGGTGGGTTGTTTAGTCTTGGCGGCGCTGCTCTAGGCGGGATGACAGGCGGCGCTACAACCGCCCTACAAGCTGGTGCTGCTGGCGCATTCGGGACACCTAGTGACATTCGACTGAAAGATAACTTAGTCGAAATTGGTGAACTTGGCCCTCTGAAGGTCTTTGAGTGGGATTGGAATGGAAAACTTGGGCTTAAAGGCAAGAGCAAAGGCTTTATTGCGCAGCAAGTTCAGAAGCTATTTCCTCAGTTCGTTATTGAGAAATCTGGTTATCTCCATATTAAATATGATGAGTTATTGGAGGCGATCTAATGCCAACAGGATACACACCACAGTCTTCACTTGATCGACGCAAGGCCTTGATGAATCAACTCCGTCAAACGCCCATGAACGATACGGGCAAGAAGACGGATTGGGGCAGGGGTCTAGCTCACATGTTGAGACAGTACCAAGCAGGTCAAATGGGTCGTGAGCAGGAAGAGCAGATTGCCCGTAATACTGAAATCCAAGGCACTGAAATGGCTGACTTGGTTTCTGGTATATCGAATCCGGGCGCTAGTAAAGCTCAGGACTTTGGCTCAATGGGAGTATTTCAAGGCGGTGCACCTCAACCCAAGGCAGATCCAAGTCAAAGTGGCGGTCAGGGCATAGACCCTTATTCAAGTGCTGTATCTGGAATTGGCCAAGATTTGGGATCAAGAATGTCCGGTGGCGAAGCGGTAGACCCCGCTATGCTTGCTGGTGCTCAAGAAAACGCTGTATCAACTCCTGCCTTGGGTGACAGGAAGTACTCTTCTCCTATGGCTCAGAAACTCAAGATGCAGCAAGTTCTCAATAATGCCTCTAGTGATAGAGCGCGTGGGTTCTCTGAATCTGATGCCGCAAGAGATCATAAAAACGCATTAGAATTGCAAGGCGTTAAGAATAAAGGGAGCGGTTTTAGGTCAACCCCACGGCCAATAGCTACAGATAAAGGTTATATGCAGTACGTTGATGGTCAATGGATTCCAATGGTTGATGAGGATGGAGATCCTAGACTTGCGGCTCAGTATTCTGCGGCACTTCAAGGGGAAATATCTGAAACAAAGGCCCAAGGCGCAGCTACAGGCAAGCGGAATTATGGGATGCAGGGCATTAGTGAAATCATAGCTAATGGCAGAGCGATCCTAACGGGCGATCAGGCTCCTACGGCAAGTGGCGTTGGCGCTATGGCTGACTCTGTGGGCGGATTCTTTGGCTACTCTCCTGACGGTGCTGATAAGGCTGCTGAGATGAAAGCGGTTGGCGGTGCGTTGACAGCTAAAA